TCAGGCAATTTTGCCTGATTGAATCCACGCCCCCAAAAGTGTTTTTGTACAATGCTGACACAAATCCAGCCTCAGACACTCTCCGTCACCAAAAACCGATCCATAACCTGCAACGCGGTCTACAGACAGAAACTCCTGAAATTCGGAGGTCGCCAGTTCAGCCCGACGCCCGCAACGATCGCAGATTTTAGCAGACAGAGACAAAACCTCAAATTTTGAAAACTGCTGCATAGCCCAGTATCCTCATAAAAATGTTTTGCCAGCGCTACGCTCGGCCAACCCCGGACAGCACCAGAATGAATTCTGGCACTGACCGGCGTTTTATCTATAATGTTCTGATTGAGACATACAAGCAATAAACATAGCCGTAAATTATTATACGGTTCTCCAAATCCGGTGACGCGCCCTCCTCGCCCGCGCTGCGGTGAGCGCGTCACCGGATTTTTCGTACCTGTAAAACAATAACGATATCGGTTCTTGTTGAATTGCCACCCTTGCTGGTCAGAAACGGAAACAACGAAAATCCCGTTTTAGTATCAGTATTTTTGTTATCAGCGAGACCACCAATCAGAATAATATCCCCATTTTTCAGTGAGATATCAGTAGAAATTGCCCGTTTAATCAGTGTTGGAGACTCGTTAACACCATTATCAGTAGTGGTGAAATTGGATAATTCCTGAGACAGATTCAGGTCGATAACACTAGATCTGACCTGCGGTAGAATTTTAAAAATAATCCCGGAATCCTTATAGTTCACAGACTGAACGGCTGACTGCCCCTGATAACTCACAGTTCCCAGCGTCGGCGTTGAACTACCAACCGAAAATTCAGCCTGAGAACCAGAACGCGCCCGCAATGTCGGTGCCGAAACCGTCGTAAATCTCGAATCCGTGTTAAACAGTTCAACCAATGCACTCAGAGAGCCGGTGCGTATTTTCAGAAAATTGTCATACCCTCTCGCTGAACTGCCACCAATCTGTAAATTTAGTTTTGAATTCAATAAATTAACAGCCAGTTGCAGACCTGAACCCGTTTTCGACGTACTCTGGACCTCATAAACATAACCGGACACCAGAACCTCATCAGCCGGAATATCTACCAATGGCAACGCCTCAGAAACCCGCCTGATCTCAGCTTTTGTACCGTAAAAAACCAAAACGTCAGCAGCCGTTTTCTCACCACCTCCAGAGAACTGACCACCGTCACTGGCTAATGATTTCATCTGTGATGCCAGATAATCGACAGACCGATACAGGGGTCTATAGGTGTAACTGAATTTGGGCAAAACTGTTTTTTCTGCTGATTGAGAGGGCACATAGTAGAAATCGACACCATTTTTTGTTTTAGATTGAACGCCGATATCAGCCATGTAATCAATAAAAAATTTTCTAGCGTCCTGCTCCGGCATCAGGTGAAAAGAGACATTTTTGTTAGTCATTGCCACGACATCGGGAGACAAACGAAAAGGCTTTTTCAGAATTTGAGTATAAAAAACGCTCAGAGCATCAGGCACTGGTGTCGATTTGAGTTCGAAATCCACCCCTGAACCAGTTGCATTAGCAAAAAATGGAAACAGCAGCATTGACGAAAGCAAAACAGTTTTTTTCATTTTTGCACCCCTGAACCTGACCATGTCGTAACAACCTCACCATCTAAAACGCCACTGATTACAGCACCGTTAATAATAAATCCCGCCGCTGGCTCGACCCGCTGACGCCCATCCGCACCAGACAGAACAACAAAACGCCCCGCCTTATCCCTGATAACACCGATAACACGCCACTGTCTGGAAACCACTGGCCTCGATACAGATACCTGAACAGAATTCGAATTCGTTTTAGCCTGAACAGCACTATCAGCTGTCAATTCTGTATCCGTTTTGTCATTAACATTTTTCCCCAACCCATCACCATGAAAAAAACCCCATAAAAACCAAACTCCCGAGAGACCAACAACCATAAAAAAAATAATGCCGAACCAGAGCAGGCCGGAGGAAAAAATACTTTGTCTTTTATCAACTGTTTTTTCCTGACCGTTACCATCATAGGACTGATAAAGTGGAAATATTTTTTTATCAAAATTGTAATTTCGTTTGCTGGTTAACTCCGATTTAATCAGTTTTGCACCTGAATATATTTCAACGCGATAACTGGAGTTGAGGCCCAGCATTTTCAATTTAGTCATTTTGAATGTTGTTTCCATTCTGTCTCGAATAAACCGAGGGAGATTAGTAATTGACTGATTCGCAACAACTAAATCGCAGGTCACACCAGTTTCAGGGTGAACAAAATGGCGATGTTCTGCCAAAAATGATCTATGGTTTTTAGGCATTTTAGAGTCCGAGGCCCAGATACGCCATGCCTCATCGACACAAATCAAATCCCCCGGCTGGCAATAGGTTTTCACCCCGTCTGAATCTGAATTTTTATAGGGGAAAAAATTTTCGTCCTGAACCTGCTCATTTGTAACAAGCAAAACCTCGCCAATCTCAGCATTTTTATAATTATCACGAACATAACTATAAATTTTTTCAGCATTCAGGCCATAGATATTAGATACAACCCTACGCCCCTGAGCAACAGCGGGAATTATTACACTGCGGACAACCTCAAAACTTTTACCACTCCCCGGAACGCCAACATATGCAGAAATCGCCATAACCGCCCCGCTATCCAATAACCGGAATTCGACGAATTATGAATCTGGTAATAATTGCAGCCACCATCATCGAAATGCCCGCAGGAACCTGGAACAAATTCAGCCAAAACCAGACAGAATCAGGTAATTGCGCGAACAATTCAGCCACAGGTAACGGGCTAACATCAATTAAATCGATCAAAACAGGTGTGAATTCCTGAACGATATAAAAAAGCCCGAACAAAAAAACAAATTTTATAACCACGGAACGGAGCAGGAAGCCGAGCGCGGCATAGATTGCAGCCAGCATATCAATCAACCCCTATCATGCGGACATTACCCGACGAAATGCCGAAAAGGCCCAGACAATTAAAAAAATTATTTTTATCAGTTCGCGATTCTGTTCAATCAACCCGCAATGAGAATCGATAACGAAATTTTTATCCCATATCTCGAACTCACCGACAGGACAGACTGCATCACGTGAACCAACCGAAAAATTACCCCAATCGGCTGGGAATATATTTAGCAGAGGCGACAAAATAGTTTTTCCGTCAGGAGGACTATCGAGCGTTGGTTCAGTAGCAGTCTCACTGCCTGACCCCGAATCAGTCCCTCCCCCTGTCCCTGTATCTGTACCAGTATCAGTATCGCTAGTTGTTTCCAGATCCTCCCATGGAGTAGTCCACTCGGCGTTAGTGGGCTCTGTTCGCCCTATAGCAGTCAGTGCAGCAGTGAAATCTGAAGCTGTTACGAGCGGATTGGAACTGGACACCGGAATCCCCGCGTAATCTGACTGACTGGCAGCATCCAGCAACAGGGCATTGGCAACATCGGCCAGCCGTTGAGGATTCAGCGGGGTGTTTTTGGCCGTCTCCTCCTGTTCAACCGTGATATCAGCTGATTGCGGTGTGATAGATGCATCGAAATTCGCGTTAGACAGGACTGTATAGTTAGCCGTTCTATTAACCGTCGCTGTAGAACCTGAACTCGTCAAATAAGAATTTTGGTACTGAATCTGATAACTGGTAGAACCACTGGAGCCAGTGCTAGAACTCAGAATAGAAAAACTGGCCGAATATGAGCAGCCACTGGCGCTGTTACAGGGCAGAAGGCCGTTGGAGGACTGATAACGATACGCTGAATAAATCAGACTTTCTGGGTAATCGCCTGAAAAATAAGGCTTTGTTCCGCCAGAACCGGCACCAACATAAAATTTTCGACCGTTATCAGCAGAATCCCCGGAGGAAACACCCGCACTCTGGTCAACACCAAAAATTTCATCGCCCAGATCGAGCAGCGCAGAACCCAGACCCGCCCACGTTATTGCACCAGTGGCGAGCTGAAATTTTGTAGGGTTTGGCGACATTGCAACCAACCTCTTAACTGACTGATTTAATGCGGTTTTTGTTGCATTCTCCAAAACTTGCCTCTCAGCAGCACTAACAGCGAGTTGGGCCGCGCCCCGAGAAATCGCAGTACGCAGAGCGGCAGCACCGGCATAATCGGCACCTGCGATTAGCAATGGTAAAAATGCATAACTAATTGTTGGCAGAATTATAAAAAAAATACCCAAACCCAAACCCAAAACAATTTTTTTCATAATCCTCTCAGTCCAACGATTATCGCCCACGCCGAGACCAGACCCCAGATGAAAAAAATCATTTCCCAGCTCATAATCACCTCAATAACAAGGAGGGGAATACCCCTCCTGAAATATTTTTTATTTTTAGCCGCCACGAACCAGCGCCACAACGATTTTGGCACCGCGCATGGCGGCATACAGAGTTAGAAGAACCCCTGCAATCGCCAACACCCCCGTAATCACTGGCGCGACAGAGAATGAATCCGTCAGACTGGAGAGATCGAGATCCCCCTCGGCGGCAAAACTGGCGGCCGGGGCCAGAATGGCGGTAGACAGAACGGACAGTGAAAAAAGTTTTCTCATTTGTATAACTCCATAGATATTAAAAATATAATTCGGTTTTTTAGCCGAATCGCGCGAGGCGCAGAATCACGCCGATTGAATGCGCCGCCAGCCACAAACCCAGAACGGTGGACAGCGCAAAAAAATAAAATGGCAAAAATTCAGAGTAGTCAGTCAAAATTTCACCCCTTACAGACACTCACATCTCTGAGATCGACTCCTGACCACACGAGAATCAATGTAAATGCCATCACCAATACAAACAGCAGAAGAACAAAAGTAATTTCATTCATCGAAACACTCCGAGCCATCCGAATTCCTAACCTGAATTACACCCAGAAAATTGCACTCTGGGCAACCCTCACAGCCGCAGTTATCGCAACGGTCGAAATAGAGCAAAAATTGTTTTGCTATCTCTATAACCTCTAGCGAATAAAAATCTGAATCCTCGAAAACAATTTTCACCAGCGATTCGCCCACAGAGCGCGCAAAAATAGTGAGATATTTTTTTGCCCCTCTCGACTAAACAAAAAAATAGCGATTCCGAACAAAATAAAATTCAGCATTTGCCACCCGCCCTATTTAATTTCTACGATTTGATCGCTCTCCAAAAAATATTTTATCGCCGCGCCGTTTTTTCCGACATAGGCATCAGCCCAGATCGGGATCTCCACGTTTTTTCCCTGTAATGAGGCAACCCGATTTAGAATCCCAGAATCAACGAGCTTTTTTGGTACCTGAATGACTGTCTGAACTGACTGTGAGCCGCCCCAGCCATCAGGGCGGGAATTTTCAACCCCGATCTCATAGAACGAGAAACTGCCCTGCGAATTAGTGTATTCGCGATTACGGGCACCGAGAAATTTTCCACGAATTAAAATCGTCATTTGTATCACCTCGTTTAGTTAATCATAATTGCAAGGCCGCTCGATAGGTCGAAATCTCCCCCGGCGTCAGGTGCAGGCGACCACGTTCCCCGGCAGTTAGTAGTGCCAGAGCGGTGGGCGCATCAAATAGATCTATCAAACTCCTCAGAGTTTTCCCGATTAGCCGCCGACCCCAACGAATCTGAGAATCCAGAGTTGACGAGGTTTTTTCAATTTTTGTGCGGACACGAACGGGCTCAGAATCAGCCAGTGTTCGAGCATAATCGTTGCATCCAGCATAAGCTGCCGAGACATCCAATAATAAATCGACTGAAACTTTTTTTAGCTCTGCCTCGTGTCGCCACCACGGCGTTACGGGGTTAACTATCCCCTGCTCAGCGTTTTTGTCGTAGGATCGCCAATAAACCTGAGACTGACGAGATCCGACATAAATCGTTGATCCTAAATCGTTTTTACCAGAACGGGTTTGAATAGTGGTGATCTTGGGTCTCGGGCCCTTTCCGCAATAAAACGCATCGCGGTCATATGCGGCGATAACCGAGTCAAAACCGGTTACACCAGAATAATCGTCGTAGGCTAGATCGAGCCGGTTCAGTCGAGAGACACCCAGAATCTCAGTCAAAAAATGATGCAATTCAACTGGTTGTTTTCTCTCAAAAAATTCTTTGCATGCGTGCCCATTCAGATAACAGTGGACCGTGTCCCGATTGCCACCAAACGCCAGATAGCCGAATTCGACAACCCCGGACAGGTCGGTGATACGACAGTGATCGTAATACCCTAGCCGCCCCCTACCAGCAGCAGGCGATAACGACATCCCGAAAAAATCACTGAACAGAAACCGAGCACGGTCCTCCAGAGCAGCGCAACACAGATCCTGAAACTGATGCTTATCACCAGATTCTGGCAGAACCGGCCACGGGCCGAATCCAACGGCCCGAGGATAATAATAGTCAGCCAAATCCCTGAGCGCGGACATTTGAAATGTAAACGAGAGTGTGTCAACGATAATAGTCATTATTACCACCACCAAAAAAATCGATACAAACAGCGATCAGATCATCTGAATTTTTTGCACAATAATATGAATCCCCGATGCGCAGATGAAATCCGGAATTATCAAAACCCTCAATTACCAGTTCGGCAGAAAATGCGGCAAAGTCATCGTCTGGTACTACCCCCGTATTACTCATACGGGGGTCGTCGGCGTCATATGCGTACATCTGAATGCTCTCCAGAAATCAATAATCGAAGTAGATCAAAAAGTAACAACCAATTCAATAAATAAAAAACAAGCCAATATGTTGACAAATACAAAAAATTTAAAATCGATTTGATTCAATAAGTTATATATATCCACTTTGGCGGCAGAGTCAATTATTATGAACCAGATAGGCTTTTGATGTGCTGTAGTGGGAAGTACATGTGCTGTAGTGGGGAAATAATGAATAAATGAGCACAGAATTGAGGATAAAAAATAAAAAATGATGTGCTGTAGTGGGAAGAAAAGCACTTTTTGCTAAATTAATAATAATGTAAAAGTGTTTTTTTCAGGGTTGGCAATTCGTGCTATATATTTTTTCGACCACGATCTGTCCTCGAAAAAAATTGACCGAGGAAAAATATTCTCAGGATAATGCAGTTGCGCATAATGGGGATTATGCAAAAGACACGCCTGCGGCCGTATTTTAGCAGGCGTGTTTTTTACATAATCCCTGATCACATTATGCGCACTTAGATTATGGTGGCTGAGTTGTAAGGCCTGCTGCTGGATAAGTGACCCGTGGATTCACCATCGAGGGATTCTGATGACGGCTCATGCAGCGGACGTTTTCACTTTGGATGAAGTTAACCGACTCAAAATCATTCAGCACGTTGTCGACCGGCGTCTGACCACACTTGATGGCCACACAGCGCCTGAGTATATCTGATCGCCAGTACCGACGCCTTCTGTTGCACTGCAGTGAATCAGGCTCGCCAGATATCGCTAACCGCCGTTGTTGAAATCTCAGCAATAACCAGCTGCCAGATGACCTTGCACAGTACGCGCTCAATATTATCCGCTAGCGCTATACCGACTTTGGGTCTACGCTGGCGTGTGAGAAACTCGCAGAACTGCATGATGTTCATCTGTCCAAAGAGACTGTCCGTTCCCTCATGGTTAAAGCCGGTCTCTGGATCCCCCGCAAACAACGTGCGCCGAAAATTCAGCAGTCACGTTATCTTCAGGCCTGCTGCGGCGAACTGATCAAGATTGATGGTTGCGACCAACACTGGTTCGAGAACCGTGCGCCCGCCTGTACCGCGCTGGTCTATGTCGACGATGCGACGAGCCGCCTGATGCAGCTTCGTTTCGTTAAATCGGAATCGACCTTCACCTATTCATGCCACTTTAAAATGATGGCGTGGAGATCGCTCTGTGGTCCTTACGCCTGATGTCACCTTATATTGATTGAAGCGTCGCAAGCGCCGAAAGCAGGATACCGATAACGACCGGATAAAAAACGCAGGAAATCAGGAACTCAGCTACCTTATGACCTTCACTTTGTATATGAATAGTTCTTCCTATACTTATCAGAGAGGCAAAAAAACCGATCGTCGCCACAACGGCGATGAAAGTCAGAATGCAATACAGCGTTAACCCGCCAGCCTCTCTTTTCTCAAGGCAACCAAACATCGCCAGCGCCTGCAACAGGCTTAATGCGATCGCCCCGGAGCAGCTTTCACAAACCCTTCCATAGATACCAAACACTTCCCAGGCACGTTCGTTAATGCGCTTCAC